TGGTTTAAATGAGGTTATGAGAATAAATAAAACCAATCTAATTGATACAATAGATGGTGGTTTAAATGCGGTAAGACCTTATGGTGGTGATAGCAAAGAAAGACCTATAATATTAGATGGTGATGTAGACCAACAAATAGTGTAAAAACATAAAAGTAAAATAAATATTTATAAATAAAAAGTATGGCAGATAAAATAGAATATTCAAGATTATTGTTAAAGAGAACAAATCTTGCTGGAATAGAACCCACTGTAACAACCGCAACAACACTTAATACATTAGTAGAAACTGATTTACTAGATGGTGAAATGTTTTTAAATACCAGTGATAAAAGAGCATTCGTTAGAATGAATTCTGATATTTACGAATTTGATTTAGTGGCTAGTGGAACAACAGATTTTGACTTTTGTGCTACAGGTTTACAAACAAGTGCGATAAGTGGATGTTCCCCTGTTGAAATATGGGATGATTTTAATTTTCAATCTCAAAGAAATATAACCACTTCAAATGGTACAGGTAAAATAGAATTGGACGAATCAGGTAATGCTGATATGATGAAATTCGGGATATCAGGGGCATCACAACAAGATTTTCTACAAATAGATCCCAACTTTAATGGTTTATTCGGGACTTCATTAACTTCATATGATTCTGATTTTGATAGATTTTCACAATTTTATTGTGACCCAAATAATAGTTTACAAATTACGACTGATAATAATAATACATATAATACAGGGATACAAAGTGGTTATAATACTTTTGCTCAAATAGCTAGAACTAGTTTAGCGTCATCTAATTTAGGTGGTATAGCAACAGCAGAGATTGTTACAACAGTTAATTTAGGTCCTGATACTTCTCAAATAGATATTACTGCTGATGTTATTAATATAGATAATATATCATTTGATGGTGGTACAACTAAATGGGTATTTAAGGAACTTAATATTGGTGATTGGGATATGGATACTACGGCAATAAAAACTATTAATCACGGATTATCAGCAACAGAGTGGAAGACAGTTAGAGATTTAAGTGGTATGATTAGACGTGACGATGATGCGTCATATTCTGGTTTACCAGCTTTAGGTGTTAATTTTGGTACAACAACAAATCCACCACCAGCACATATAAATATATTAAGTTCAGTAGTTATAGGTATGACTAGGTTAGCTGGTGATTCTTTTGATGACCCAACATATTCTACAACACCATTTAATAGAGGGTGGGTTACTTTTTGGTATAAGCCTGATTAATTAATATGATTATTACAACAAAAATATTAAATAAGACAAATATACTAGGTATTACATTATGGCCTTTTATCATTGTTAGGCCTAATGTAACCAAAGAAACAATTAACCACGAGTTAATACATATAGAACAACAGAAGGAGTTATTAATAATACCCTTTTATATATTGTATTTATGGTGGTCATTAAAATATGGTTATAGAAATAACCCATTAGAAGAAGAGGCCTACAATTACCAAAATATAGACCACTATTTAGATATAAGAAAACGATATAACTACTTTAAAAAATAATAAATTATGGCACAAACTGCGCAAATAAACATAAGTATAAACACCCAAAATGCCATTAAGAGTATTGGTGAATTAAATAATGAGATTGGTGGTAGTATAGTAACCATCAACGATTTAGAATTAACAATACAATCTTTAAGTGAAGAGTTAAAATCTACTGAATTTGGTTCAGAAAGGTTTAAAGAACTTCAAGGGGCTTTAGTTGAGGCTACTGGTAAAATGAAGGATTTTGATTTATCAATAGAGGCACTTGATGCTGACCAAAGAGCTGCCGAATTCGGTTCATTTGCTGCCGGTATTGGTGACATAGCTACTGGTGCTCTAGCACTAACTCAAGCTTTTGGTATTACTAATAAAGAAGCAGAAGAATTTACCGCAAGTATAGTTGGTGGATTTGCCATTGCTAATACGTTTAGAGGTGGTTTAGAGGGTATTATATCAGCACAAAAATTATTAAAGAATTCTACATTAGCAACTAAAGTAGCAACAGAGGGTAGTACGGTCTCAATGAAGATATTCAATGCTGTTGTTAAAGCGAACCCAATAGGTATTTTAATTACTGCCATATTGGCTGGTGTAGCTGCCTTCGCTGCGTGGTCATTTGCTACAGATGATGGTAAAAAGTCTGCTGAGGAGTTAGCAGAGGAAATGAAAAAACTTAATGCTGAGTATAAAAATAATATAGATTTACTTGAGAGAAGAACATCATTAGAGGCTTTAAAAGAACAAGTTAAATTATCTAATACATTAATAGAATTAGAAACTAAATTAATTGCCGCTGAAGATAGGTTAAATGACCTACAAAGAGACCAACCAGACAATCTTAGAGCTATTTTAAAAGCACAAAAAGAGGTTAATGCTATACAACTTGATATGGCTGGTGAAAGGTTATATGCTGAATTAGAAGTATTTGACGCAATATCCAAAGCTGAAGATGAAAGAAAACAAGAGATAATGGATACCCTAAAGGTATTGGATGTTACTACTGAAGAGGGTAAAACACTATATAAGGAATTAGTAGATGAAAGAGGTAGATTAGGTGATTTACAATATACTAGAAACCTTAGAAGACAAAATCTAGAAAACGAATTAACTCTTGAGGGTGAAAAAATTGTTATAGATACTGAGAATAGAATACAAGCTATCCAAAAACAGATTAATGATAAGAAACTACAAGATAGAAAGGATTATTTAGATAAGATGGCTAAGGCTGATGATGATGCCATTGAAAAATTAGATAAAGAAAGAGAAGAAGAAAGACAAAAAGAGTTATCTCAAGAAGAGGACTTTGCTGAAAAATTAAATACAAAAAGATTAACCCAGTTAAATAAGGGTTTAAAAGAAGAATTAAAATTATCTGAAGATAATGAGGAAGAACAGGTAAAAATAAAAGAGAAGTATAACCAATTAATAATCGATTCTGAGATTGAGAAGGTGAAGGAATTAATTGCTGTTAGAAAGGCTTATGGTGAAGATGTAACTGATTTAGAATTACAATTATCTCAATTAGAGATTCAAGCATTAGAATCCACTACTGAAGCAACCAAACAATTCTTAACTGAAAAACAACAAGAAATAATTGATTTTGTAATGGGTAGTGTTACACAGGCTTTGGGTATTATGGACCAAGCGTTAACTGAAGTAGCAGAAAGACAAGCCTATTTAAGAGAAATCGAATTACAAAAGAATACTGAAGCATTAGATAAACAACTTGCCAATAGAACTATAACTGAGGAACAATATAATAATAAATTAGGGGAGATACAAAGAACTAGAGAGGCACAAGAATTACAGGCAAGAAGAAAAGCCTTTAAACAAGAAAAGGCATTTAATTTGGCTTCAGCAACAATGAGTGTTGCCCAAGCTATATTATCTATTTTGGCACAATCACCTGACCCACTAAAACCTATTGGTCCTTTAGTATTAGCACAATTAGCAACCGCAGGAGCATTAGGGGCAGCACAAATAGGTGTTATTGCTGGACAACAATTTAGGGCAGCACGAGGTGGTGTTGTACCTGGAGCACCATCAATGACAGATAGTGTATCATCATTATTAGCACCAGGTGAAATGGTTATTAATTCTAATTCATCATCAATGTTCGGTGAATTATTATCTGCCGTTAATCAAATGGGTGGAGGAATACCATTAACACCAATAGGACCAACCAAATCTACAGGTGATGTTAAGGATTCTGTTTATGTTGAGAATAGACCACAATCTATAGTTAAGGCATATGTAGTAGAAACTGAAATCACTAACAAACAAAAGAAGATTAGTAGAATACAACGAAGCTCTGAGTTTTAAACAAAAATAATAAAATAATATTTAACTAAAAATAGTATGGACAAAAATGAACAATTCCCACTAATCTATTTAGAAATAGATTTTGAAGATATGGAGTCTGGAGTTTCAGCAATATCATTTGTTGATAGACCAGCAACAGAAGTAGAGTGGCAAACATTTAATGAAAAACATATATTTGAAAAGAAAGAGGATCAAAGAATAATTACAGGTCCTGTTATGTTAGCAGAAACACCCATTATTAGATTCTCACCAATATTAGGAAACTATTTTGTAAAGTTTAGCAAGAAGACCATCTTTGATATGATGAAGAAGTATTTTAAAGAAAACAAAATACACCAAGTAAACGAACAACACGATAGCAAGAAAAAAGTAAAAGATGTTTATATGATTGAATCTTTTATTATCAATGAAAGAACTAGATCTGAAGCATTTAAAGATTTAGCTGATGGAACTTGGATGGCTTCATTCTTTGTTGAGGATAAAGAATATTGGGAAAATAAAGTGATGAAAGGTGACTTTAAAGGATTCTCATTAGAAGGTATGTTCTCTGAAAAATATGAAGAAGAATTGGCCGAATCAATTTATTCTAAAATAGAAAAGATATTACAACACCCTGATGAAGATTATGTATTTGAGGAAATAAAAAGAGTTTTAAAAATCAAATAATATGAAAACGTATATGTTAGGACTTTTAACTTCGCTATTTGTATTTTTAGCACCCACATTCCCACTAATAGTATTGGTGGGGTTATTTATTGTAGCTGATACCTGTATGGGGGTATTCGTAGCCTATAAATTAAAGAATCAGGTTACATCTAGAAAATTAGCAAGGGTGATTAGTAAACTGATTATTTATACAACAGGTATTTTATTAATCTTTGGTTTAGATACTCAGATATTATCAATGTTTATAGAAACAGACTTATTAGTAACCAAAGTAGGTGCTGGGGTATTATGTTTTATAGAAGGATTTTCAATAGACGAATCCATTAGAAAAATAAATGATGATAAAGGTGTTAGTTATTATCTAAAAAAAACAATAGCATCTGTTAAAAATTTAAAAGATGGTTTTAATTCGGTTATAAATAACCAAAAGTAAACAAAAAAATAACAATTATATTTTATAATAAAAATTATGGACAAAAAAACAGTAATATCAAAAATAAAAGAATTCTTTTCTAGTGAAGAAGAGGTTCAAAAATTTGTTGATGTAAAAACTTTAGAAGGTAAAATCCTTAGAGTAACCGATATGGTTGAAGGAGCTGAGATTAAAGAAATCACTGAAGATGGTGAGGTAGATGTTGAAAACGGAGAATATAACTTAGAGGATAATTTAGTATTAGTTATTGAAGATGGTAAAGTCTCTGAGATTAAAGAAGTTGAAGCTGAAGAAATAGAAGAAGAAGCTACTGAAGAAGTGGTAGAAGAAATGGCAAACGTTATGAGAACTGATGGTGTTGCTATTTACTACGAAGGGACTGAATTAGTTGAAGGAACTGCTTTGTATTTAGATGAAGCTATGACTGAACCAGCACCAGATGGACCGCACGAATTAGAAGGTGGACTTATGGTGGTTATTGAAGATGGTAAATTAGCATCTGTTGAAGAAATCGTAGAAGAAGCTACTGAAGAAGTGGTAGAAGAAATGGAAACAGAAGATACACCAAAATTAACATCACAATTAAAAGACTTAATATCTCAAATGAAAGATTTAAAAAATTCTTTTGAGGAATTAAAAACTGAAAATGAAAATCTAAAAGCTAGATTTAATAAATTCGCTGCTGAACCAGCTGAAGAAGTTATCAAAGAAAAGTTTAGCTTCTCAAAAATAAGCAAAGAAGATAAATTGAAATTCTTTTCAAAAAGATAAATAATAATACATTAAAAAAATTTAAAAAATGGCATTAAATGTAACAGACTTAACAACTTATACTGATGAGTTGAAAATGGAATTGATTAAGAAATCAGTTCTTCAAGGTAGAACAACACAATTAATCTCTGTACAACCTGACATCAAGTCAAGTGCGACAGTGAATATCATTGATTCTACATTAACTTTACAAGCAGGTGCTTGTGGATGGAACGAAGCTGGTGAAACAGCATTAACTCAAAGAGACTTATCTGTATGTTCTATTAAAATTAACGAATCTATTTGTTTAGATACGTTAGAGGCATACTACACTCAAAAAATGATGCAACCAGGTTCTTATAACGAGGAAATTCCTTTTGAACAAATTTTCGCTGAAGAAAAAGCTGGTAAAATCAACGCAGTAATTGATGATATTATCTGGAAAGGTGATACAGTAGGTGGTACTGGTAACTTAGCGTTATGTGATGGATTCTTAGTATTGGCTGACGCTGAGACTGGAAACGTTGTAACAGGTAACACTTCTGCTACTTCTGCTATTACAGCAGCAAACATCATCGATTTAGTTGATGATATGGTAGCGGTTATCCCATCAGATATTATCGATTCTGATGACCTTCACTTATTCGTAGGATATGAAGTTTATAGACTTTACGCTAAGGCATTAAGAGACGCTAACTTGTTCCACTACACAGGAGCTGAAAACCAAGGAGAAGAATTTTCTCAAATGATTCCTGGAACTAACGTAAGAGTAATCGCAGTTAGAGGTCTTAACGGGACTAACAGAATGATGTTATCAAGAGCAGCTAACCTTTACTTCGGAACTGACTTGTTAAATGACGCAGAAGAGTTTAGAATCTTCTTCAGTGAAGACAATGATGAGGTAAGATTTAGAGCTAAGTGGAAAATGGGTGTTCAATTCGCATTCCCTGAGTTCGTTGTTGACTTTAAATTAGTATAATAACTAACCAAAAAAAGAGGGGGAACATAACCCCCTCTTTAATATAAAAAATATGATTAACAATTAAATAAAAAAAACACAAATATGGCTTTAGATTGTATTTTAGATAGTGGTTATGTTTTAAATTGTAACTCAATTGGTGGTGTTGAAAAAGTATGGATCGGTACCTGGGATGGTGACGCAGCATATACTTTTGACGTTGACAATGTAGTAACAGGAGCAACAAACGCAACTACACTATATAACTTTGAACAAGATATTGAATTCGCTGGTTTAGAACAAGCTGGACAATTTAGTAGAGAAAATGGTACGGTGTTTTATGAATCTAATTTATCAATGAAGTTTACGAACTTAGATAAAGATTTAAGAAACACTTTGGTGGCTATTGGTAGAGCACCATTATACGCAGTAATCAAATCAAACGCTGGAGAATATTACATTCTTGGTGTTCAGACTGCTGGTAGAGCAGTTGAAGGGGTGGCATCTTTAGGTGTTGCTTTAGGAGATATGAACGGAGCTACATTGACTATTCAATGGAAGTCTGCACAAGGAGCATATCTTTTAGATTCAGCTATTTTAGGAACAGATTTACCTGTAGCACCTTAATAACGCTATGTAATCTCAAATATATAGTTTTTCCTTATCTGATGGGTGGTTTTTATGACCACCCATTTTTTATTTATCATAAACAAAAATAAGACTTTTATATTTTATAAAAAAGAATCAATATGATTACATTAAATACAAACGAAATTAATGAGGTGGTCCTGACTTTAAATGAAAAGTCTATTGGGCTTAATCCTTATTTTCTACAATTATATAGCAATCAAAATAAAAATAGTATATTAATACCATTAACAGGTGATACCTCAACTAACGTTATTAGATACAATCAATATGCTATAGATGAAAGTAACTATAATTTATTAATTGGTGAATATGATTATTATGCCCATCAATATACAGGGTCTACAATAGTATTATCCGCATCAACAAATATAGTAGAATCAGGTAAATGTAGAGTTGTTGGTACTGGATTTACAACAACGACATATCAAAATAATACACAAAATTATACATTTGAATAAATAAAAAAATATGGAAGAGAATAAAGTAAAAAATATGGTAAAAATATTTAATTTTAACCAATCATATCAGGTTCCTGATTATAAATATAATGCCAATAGACATCTTATAGAATGGGGTAAGGATAATAATTATCCTACATATCTTTTAGACTTATATAATGCATATGGTTCAACCACTCATAAATCTATTATTAACAGAAAAACTAAATTATCTGTTGGTCAAGGATGGGAACAAATAGATAATCAAGAATTAGCTAAATTTATTATTAACAATAATTTAAATAAAGAAGTAAGAAAAGTTGGTTTAGATTACGAATTATTTAATGGTTTTGCTTTAGAAATAGTTTATAGTAGAGAAGGTGGTCAAATAGCATCTATTAAACACGTTCCTTTTCATAAATTAAGAATTGGTATTGAGTGTGAGGAGATACCTTTTGAACATTATTGGTATTCTGATGACTGGAAACAATATAAAAAAGCAATGTATGATCCTAAAATGTATAGGTCATATAACCCTTATATTAAGGAGGGTAAACAATTGTATTACTTTTCAGAATATAATCCACAAACGGACGGCCTATATCCAATTCCTGGGTATTCTACATCAATGAACTTTATTGAGATGGATTACGAAGTGGGTAAATTCCATTTAAATCAAGTTAAACAAGGATATTCACCATCTTTTATCTTAAACTTTGCTACAGGAATCCCTACAGTAGAAGAACAAGATGAATTTTATAGAGAATTTAAAAGAAATTATAGTGGAACAGATAACTCAGGTAAAATAATAATTACTTATTCTGAAGGTGTTGATGGCAAACCTGAATTAACACCAATACAATTAAACGATTCTGATGATAGATTCGTAATGTTACAAGAATTAATTGAAAGAAATATAGTAATGGGGGCCGAAATACCACCACAATTAGTGATATTAACACCTGGTAAATTAGGATCATCTGAGGAAAGAAAAGAATTACAATTAGAATTCCAACAATCATATATCTCACCAAGACAAACTCAAATAGAGGAGGTTTTTAATGGAATATTGGGAACTACTGAATTACAACTTAAAAAATATGAAATATAATGAATAGAGTTAAATTTATAAGTGCAGATTTTCTAAAGGAATATTCACCTTTAGCTAGAAATATTGATGACGATATTTTAATCCCATATATCTATAAAGCACAAGATATTGATATCCAACAAATATTAGGGGCCGATTTTTATAATAGATTAAAAGATGGTATAATCAATAATAACTTAAATACTGATGAAGAATCATTAATACGTGATTACATCCAAAACGCAGTAGTAGAATGGACGTTATATTATGCATTGCCAAATATTAACTATAAATACACTAATAAATCTGTAACACAAGATTCTTCTGAATTTGGTCAACCATCTGCTTTAGATGAAATTAAATATTTGAGACAGAATGTTCGTGATATGGCACAATTTTATTCTAAAAGATTGACCAAATATTTATGTGATTTTGGTGACCAATTATTCCCTCAATATGCACAAGAGAATGCTAAATCTAATTTGCCTAAAAAAAGTAAGCCATATTTTAATGGTGTTTATATTCCTAGAAAAGGTGGACAAGATTTTGTTAGAGATAGCTGGAATGAACCATATGAAGGAGATGATGCGTGTTGTTAATTATTACATAATTAAAAATATATAGTTAAAAAAAAAATAAATATGCCAATAATGAATTGCCAAAAAGATAATAAACCAGGTTATAAATGGGGACCTGAAGGAACCTGTTATACTTATAACCCTGATTCTAAATTATCGAAAGAGAATGCTGAAAGAAAAGCTAAAAAACAAGGTGCCGCAATAGAAATATCTAAAAGTAAATTTTCTTGTGATTGTGGTAAAGAACATAATATTAAAGAGGTGGTATTTAATGAAGAATTATCTGATGATGAAAAAGAATCCATATTAATTGAGGAGATACATAAAGACGCTATAATCGAATTTTTAGAATCTAATGAAGATTTAGGTATAACAATAGAAGAACTAGGTATTAATGAAGATCATTTATATGACCCAGATTATTTTGTTGTTATGGATGGTGAAGATATGATGGAAGAATTTAGTAAAGAAGAATTTAGGATAATACCATTATATAAATATGTTAGTAATATCTACGGACCATCTAATGTTGGACCAAATACTAGACCATTTTGTAGAACTTTAGTTTTAAGAACGTCTGCATCATTGATGAGGTTTAGTGATATTACAGCATTAAATGGTTTAAATCCTGGCTTTGGTAAAGGTGGTTCAAATACATATTCTATTTTTAATTATCGTGGAGGTGTTAATTGTAAGCACAAATGGGTAAAATATTTTTATGATACTGATACAATGAATTTAGTTAAAACACCTAGAAACGAACAACCTAGACAAACTACAGTTAATGGTAGAGTGCCATATGCTAACGGAACAAATAGTCCAACAAAAAAATAACAACATAAAAAAAATTAAATTATGAACAATTACAAAAGTAAAAAAGAGTATGTTAATAACGTTATCGAATTTATTGAATCTAATAAGTCATATAATGTTAAAGATAAAAGAGTATTAGATTATAAAAATTCTTCACTAAAACCTTATTGGCATTTTGATGCAGTTAATAATGAAATGGCTTCATTTGTAAAAGAAACTGAGACTAATTCTGCTGGAAGAATAAACTTTAATATTCCTGAATTCGTTAAAAATCCAAATCTAAGCCCAAATCTAATGTTACAAAAAATAAAGGGTGATGTAATATGGAAAGAATTATTTAAAGGTAATTTATTTGAATTTAAAAAGAAATCATCTGGTAATGATGGTGTTAAAAGACCTAATGGTGGTGGAACATTTATTCCTGTTGATGATTCAGAAAAAAAACAATATGATGGTGAAAAAATTATTAGTGAAGAAGATTCTTATTTAATAAAATAACAACATAAAGAAAGGAAAAACTATATGAGTAGAGGAATAAACAATCAATACGATTTTTTTAAAAATATATGTTTAGATGACAATGGTTTACTATGTGGTATTCAGGATGTGGTAAACGGCCTGAATGCCCTAGTAGGCGTTGTTAGTGGTAATACAACAGTAATAAATGATATTAAGATTGGTGTTGATAACATAGGCAATGAAGTAGTAGAGATAAATACCAACCTTGAAGATTTAAATGGGGTGGTTAAAAACATTGATACTACTGTAGCAGTGATTGCGGAATGTGTGTGTGATACACCTGTATGCCCTCCATATCCAACGCATAGACCACCCGTCTGCAATATAACTAGACCTGTTGTATGTGATACCACTAAAAGAGTATGTAATATAGTTATAAAGACAAAACAAATACCGACTTGCGTAAATGTATGTAATGAGGTTTTAACTATTAGGACCATTAATGGCTTCTCTGTTGTGACTAGCAGTAGATATCCTAGACCAAGAAAATCTAGTAAAGCAATAAAATCACCATTACCTAAATTATATCTAGATATTGAAGGTGAAAGAGTAGAGGAGATTAATGTTAATGATATTCCGCAATTAGTGGTGCCAAAAGGTTATAGGCTACCTGGTGGCACATTTACTTGTATTGTACCAAGGTTATATAAGGATAGCAACGGAAAGGTGATTAAGGCAAGAAAGGATTTTGTTGGAAAACCAAATAAGTCAGTATGTTATAAATAAAAAAAGCCCCCTGGGATAGGGGGCTTTGATAACAACAAGATTAAAAATCCATAAAGGATATTTATTAATTAAAAACTAATTCAAAAAAACAAGTTAGTAAAGACATTATAATTGAAAACTTTATAATAAAAATAAATTCTTCTCTTTTCATACTCTAAGCTGGTATTAAAACTGATGGTTCCGCACCATCATCTTCATTATTATCATTAATACCAAGGGATTCCCACCATAATTGTATTGCTCTTCTTGATGGTTTAGAATCATTAATAAACTTGTGACGTTTCCAGTTAAATTTAAAGTTAAAATCAAATTTTTCCATAATCTTTTTTTTTTAAGTTTTATTAGAACGGGGAGACGTTTTTTTACAATTCCAATGTAGTTATATGCTGAAGTCTCCCCTTAATCTATTATTTACAATTTTTTCTTTCTTTATGACCTTCAAAAGCCTCAATAGTTCTAGTACTCTCATTAACCTTATTCCCGTACTGTTCTAGTGTTATTTCACCATTTAGATATTGTTCTGTTAACATATTGATGTTATTGGTACTCTGTAATATCATTTCATCATAGGTCTCACAAGCCTTTTTATTACAAGATGATAATATTAGTATTAAAAATACAAAAGATATGCCATAAAAAAGGTAAGCTAATAATTGGTTAATTTTAATTCTGTTCATAATTAATTTTTTTAAGTTTTGTTATTATATCTATAAGTATGCCTGATTTTTAGAAAGTGCTATTGTTTAACAAAATTTTAACAACTTCTTCTTCTATTGGATTGCCATCCTCATCCAAATAATCTAGGCCTTTATTGCCAAGCAATGGCTTTTTATTTTTTAAATACTAATACATCTTACTAATTCTTTCATCAATACCATAATCTAGCAAAACATATTTTCCGTTATACATTCCCCAGTTTTCTGGATTACGTAAATCACAATTTTCAAAATTAAACTGTGGTATTAATTCCTTTATTTTAGAAACTAAACTCGGCTTAACATACACAACACGGTCAACTCTTTCTTGGCAAACTATACCAAATCTTTCCCAGTGTAAAGGTGCTAGCATATTTGTTTTACTATATAGTTTCCAGAAAATACCTTCGTTTTTACCTTGTAGATATCCTCTGAAATCAATCGGTAATTTATACGCTCTTTTCTTTGTTAAAAGAACTATACGTGTTGATGTTTTTATTTTCAAATTTAAAATTTTTATTCTGATGCTTGATGCTTGCTGCTTGCTGCTTGCTGCTTGCTGCTTGCTGCTTGCTGCTTGCTGCTTGCTAGCATATCAAAGTTTAGATCCCTTAGAGTAGTGGATGTTAGAAGATTAAAAATAAATCCCAAAGCTAAACTGACAATTGTGTCCCTTACATCATTTTGACGTGGATAAGGTAGGTAGTAACCCTTATCACTTTCACTTAGCTAATCGACTAAACATCTCTGTCTCTAAGGTCGTCCGTTATCACTTTGAAGATATTGCGGACACTTGTGATTATGCTATTCAGTTCAACTCGTAAACTCTTTTTTATTCCTTTTTGTTAAAGCTGTTAGGATGTTTAGAACAGCAAGTTTACGTATATGTAAAATAAGAAAAGCTCCCGTATTGCCTGAGAATAATAGATTGGGAGCTTTTCTTTGTATTTAAATTTAATTTTTTTTTGTATTGTCTCTCAGGTAATACACTAATAAATATACGATAGCTACAGTAAAAGTCAAATAAAAAACAAAAAAATTTAAAAAATATTTATAAATAAAAAAATTATGGGATACAACAAGAAATTTATTGAAAAAGATAAGGACCAAATGGTGATAGATTATGCTTTCCTAAAAGCACTAAAACTACAAATAAAAAAGATTTACGTAAAAAAAGATTGAACTTTTCTCAAATAAGGCATATTTATAAGTATGAACGAGAAAGAATTAATGAAACACATCAAACACCTAGTGACCTGTAATAACTATTGGGCACAGGTCCGTGACAAAAACGATAGATTAACAATCATCAATGATATTTTTATGAATGTATGGCCAAAAATATTAAATGGTCATATTCCAAATGATTTTGAAGATTGTAAAAATTACATCTTTATCTCTTGCCGTAACACGGTATTATCCCATCTTCGTAAGAAAAAGGTAGAACGAGATACATTTATTAGTTTAGATGGAGGAGGCAACGTAGAACCATCATATGAAATGGATTATAAGGAAGAGAATTATAAGTTAAGACAAATACTAAATTTACTAGAACTACCAATAGACAGAGAAATATATAACCTACGATTAGAAGGTTATACAATAGCAGAAATAGCTGTTATTTTAGATATGGACTATAATCGTGTTAGAAATATTAATAAGTCGATTTTAGACTATTTAAGAAAGAAAATTAAAGACCCTAACTATAAAAGAAAAATAATACCAAAAACTAGAAATTACATCTATAATGTAATAGATACAACAACTGATGAAGTGGTTTTTAGTTCAAAGCATAAGCGAACAATAGCAGATAAATTTAAATTAGGAAGACAAAAAATTAATAAGCTTATAGATACGGATAAAATATTTAACGAAAAATTAACAATTAAATTACAAATATTGGAAACTAATCCAAATCAGTAGATATTTATATAATGACATAATTAATAAGTTTTAAGTTTTAACAAGCCTCCACCATAAAAAAGTGGGGGCTTTTTTTTTTGGCCTTTTTCAGATCTAAGGCATATTTATATATAACAACAAGAAAAAAAGATATGAGTAATTTTGATCAATACGAGAAAAGAGAAAGAAAATTCCTGAAGTGGTATTTAGAAGGAAAATGTTACAAATGTAAATTAGAAGAAGAATCACCCATAGGTAGTGGAGAAAGAAATGACTTCGTTATATTATCAGGTAGGACCTATGTTATGGGTGAGATAAAGGTCCGAACTATTGAATGGGATAAATATCCAACAGCAGTAATAGAATTAGATAAGATAAACGCATTAATGAATAAATTCGAAAGTTATCATCAAATGGGTGGAACCAATAAATTATATTATTACGCAGCATACCCGAAATCAAGAAAGATATTAGTTTTTGATATTATCAATACACCATCAACAATATCATATGAATGGTGCCCCATAACAACAGCAGAAGATAGAGGCAAAAGAAAAAAGGCAATGGTTAATTACCCCATCAATAAAGCAGTTATAGAAATAAATTATTAAATGAAAACACAAAAAGAATTTAGAGATGAACATTGGGAAACCCTAATGATGTTATATTTTGATGAAAATGATGCTGAACTATTAGGTGATATATATGATACCATATATGATGATTTAGATTATGTATTAAATTTAATGAGCATAGAGACCAATATGGTTAATATAATGACAATGGATAAAGGTGACCTAACTGTATTAGAAGATAAAGCAGTTAAAAGATATTATGATGTGTTAACAAAAGGGGTGGCATCAATCTTATTATTCGATAAAGAAGAGTATTACGAATATTCGTTAGAAATATATAATATGTTATTAGACACCTATATTTTATTGGGGATGGGATATAACGATAAAAACTACACCCAACAGTCATTAATAAAAGAATTTAAAACCATTTTTGATAAAACAAAAGTAGCAATAAAAGAGAATGAAAATTTTGAAGATTATAAATGATTGATACAACAAGAGAATTAATGGATATTAATAAAATAGTAGAGGAAATATGTAAAGAAGGTACTATATGGTCTGAGATTATAGATAATATCCTTCAACCCAATAATCATTTAAAAAACGAATTATTATCTGAGGTATGTTTATATTATTTAGAGAATAAGGAAAAGATAGAATCTGTATGGGCTGAAGGATATTTTAAGTATTATTTTATTAATACCATCAAAAACCAAATTAGAAGTAATACAAGTAGTTTTCATAAAAATATCAGAATTAATAAATTCGAAACCATTGATGGTGAAATAGAGGTTGAATATGATGAAGATAAAGATGGCATTGAATATAAAATAGAACTTGAGAATAAATTAAAGAAGATTAATAATACTTTAAAAAAAATAAAAATAAGCTGGTTCGAAAGGCAAATGTATATTGAATATTATGTTAATAATAAAACATATAGACAAATAGAAGAGGAATATGATTTAGATCACGTTTTAGTATGGAAAACAGTAACCAAGGTAATAAAACAGGTTAAAGAACATATAAATAAAAACCAGTAAACACTATTTATTTATAAATGAGATATATGGAAAAAGAAGATTATGATGAAATTCGATGTTGTAATTGGAAATCCACCTTACCAGAAAAAAGTTGGACCTAAAAAGACTGAAGCTATTTGGCCTAAATTTGTTGAAAAGTCATTTGAAATATGTAAAGAAGGTGGTTATGTTAGTTTAATACATCCGAGTAGTTGGAGAAATATTGATGGTAAATACCAATATATGAAAGAATTTATCAAAAAAAAGAATATTATTTTCATTAAAATGTGTGATGAGAATGACTCTAAAGAGATATTTGGTGTACAATCATTATTTGATTGGTATATAATTAAAAACGATATTAATGTTGGTAAAACAAATGTAATAGGTTTTGATAATATAGAATGTGAATTAGATATTTCTATAATGGATTTCATACCAAACGGTAACTTTAATTTGATTAATAAACTTATGGCTAAAAAAAACGAACCAACAGTTAATGTGGTCTTTAATAGTTCTTACCATACACAAAGAAGTTTTATGAATAAGAACTTAACAGATGATTTCATATACCCTTGTATTAATAATATTAAGAAGGATGGCAGTTTGACACTTTTTTATAGTAATACTAATAATAATGGTGATTTTGGTATTACTAAATTAGTGTGTGGTAAAGCTAGTAGTGGTACTAACTATTTTTTAGATGTTAATGGTGAGTTTGGTGTAACACAGTATGGATTTCATATTGTGGATGAAATAGAAAATTTAATTAAAATTAAGAAAGTTTTAGAGAGTGATGTATTTATTAACCTAACATTAAATTTCCCTAGATTCTCTAAAGCTCTAAACAACAAAATTTTAGCAACCTTCAAAAAAGACTTTTGGAAATACTTCTTAGATGAAGATAACAATGTTATTGAAC